TAATACTCGTTTGTATTCCGGGGAGTCCATTAAAGTTTTCGCTTTACGTCCGAAACGGATCGCGAGTTCAGTGGTGTGTGTTGATTGAATAATTTTTAAATCTGGTTTACGGCCTACCATCCACGCAGGAAGTAAGAAGGAACTAAATTCACTCTTCGTGTGCCGCGGTGGCATATTAATAATTAATCTTTTGCATTTACCATTTGCAAGTTTATTAAACTTGTCTGCGATTTCTTTGTGATGTTTACCTTCTATAAACTCTGGCCACATCTCTTTGACAAAAGCCATAAAGTCATTTGATATTTTTTCTACCTTATCTTTTTTTTCAAAAGAGTTTTTTAATCTTTTTAAGTGTTGAAGTTCTTCGTAGGATAAATGTTCGGTAAAGTCTTTTCTAAAGCAGCGTAAGATCTCTTCTGGTAAAGCGTTCATAAAAAATTTTTGCAGAATTTTTTTGGATTCTGTTTTCCTCTCGTTTCAAATTTATCACTTATTTAAGTCTAAAACAAACAGTATATGTGTATGTATTAGGATCCCTATCTGCTAGGGGAGGGTGGGCCCTCGATAAACAAGCATAAAACCAAAACGCCCTGGGACCCCTCGGGGTGGGTGGGCCCAAAGTTCACGAGCTATGTAGTTATTGCATAGGGTATGGGATTAATCCCATACCCTTTATGTTGTAGGTTTATTTATTATTTAACCATTTTTGATGCTGCCTTTCATATCTTTTTAATCTGTCGTTTTGAAAATCAATCGCTTCATTAGTTCCAAGTATTCCAAAAATAGCAATTATTATAAATCCTATTCCATAACCTATAAATAATAAAAGCCATATTATATCTGTTTCCATTAGTTTAACCTCACTTGATTATCTATTGATTGCTCGTGCTTTAATCTCTCGCTGTGTTTTTTAGCAACGAAGACCGCACCCACGCCGTGCTTATCTAAAAAAGATTTAGTACATAAAGTTCTATAATCTTTTATTAATTGTTTTATATATTTACTCATCATTTATCCTTTCTTTTGTTATGGGATTTTATACCAAATCCCATAACATCTGTCAAGTGTTAATTCAAATTGCTTCCAATTTGTTTAACATTATTATTCCAAGCTATTCCTATTACTTTCAACCGCTGCCCTAATTTCTCAATTAGTTCTGCTGGCATCCCGCTTTCCATTACATCAGAAATTGCATCTTCTTTTAATTGTAATAGTTTAACTTTCTTTTTGCCGATTGGTGTTTTTTCTGCTTCTCGCTCCGCCAGTTTTTGCGCCCAGCTTCTTATCTGCTCTTTGCAATCCTCGGGAGTTATCCTGTTATTGTGATAGCTGTCAAAACCTATTTTTTCATCCTTCCTGAATTTATAATCTAGGTTTTCTTTTTGCTCCGCGGTCAGGTTTTTAGTGAAAAAAGTTCTAGCTTTTTTCATTGCTTTAATATGCTCCGCCTCTGCATCTTCTAACAGCTTTATTATTTCAGTCGCGCCTATCTTATCTGAAAGTTTTTTTTCTGCGCTTTCAGTCATATCCGCAACTATCTTACGAAGAGACAAATCAACCTCTTCAATCATTGGAGCGAATTTATCTTTTACTTTAGTTTTAAAATGCTCCAACTGATATTTAGTCATTGCTTTCATTTGTTATCCTTTCTTTTGTTATGGGATTTTATAACATAATAAATAAAAGCTGTCAAATCTTTTTTATTTTTTTATTTTAGGGGAGGGTGGGCCCCGAGGTCACGAGCACAACTATAAGTTGAAAAAAAATTAATTATTTATTTGACAAAGTATGGGGATTTATGTTATTAATAATTTAAGAAAGGATAACAACAAACAAAAGGATAATATGTCAAAAGATAAAACAAAAGAGCTGATTGACTCAATAACTACAAAAGATAGTTTAACAGCTGTTAAAATTGCAATGGACCTTAATTCAGTGCAAGATAAAACAACTGAACATCTTATTAAACTTGTAGCAAGTATGGACCAAAATATGAAATTACTTGCAACTAAAGTTTTAGAATTAGAGAAGAGATATGAGCGATCACAAAATTGAAGCGCTTGAAGTTGGTCTTTATGAAGACTACCTGGAAGAGCTTCAAAAAAAATACTATGGAGGCATTAACAAAGTTTTAGGTGAACCCTGGTTCACTAAACCAGAAGCCGAAATAGAAGCAGAGGCAGAAAAAAAAGTAAAAGAATTTATGGATCGTAATTCATAAATAATTAAGCGGGGAAGGGTTGAACTGAAAAAGGTTTAAACGCCCCGCCTGATCCCTGGTCTTAATCTATTCCGGATAACCTTGATTAAGACCTGGGATCAGTGAGAGGACTCTACCTGGAGACAGGGTTGCAGAGCCTCGCTGATCATTTATCCTTGAAACCGATGCGCGAGCGGGCAGCAACACACGACCTAGCAGCTCGCGAGCCGGGGGGGGGAGGGTGGGCCCTAGGGTCACAAGCAAGCGTTGTCAATAAAATTATTTTTTTTATTTAGTTGACAATTTAAGTTTAATAATTATTATGGGATATTATGAGAATTGAGAAAGCAAAAGAAATAACGGGCAGCCTCTCCAAGCCGTCCAAGATGCCGGGCCACGCTTACGGTTTACCTGCTAAAGAATGCAAGACCGGGGGCAAGCTTCAAAATGTTAAAGGCTCGACGTGTTACGGCTGCTATGCATTAAAAGGCTGCTATGTTTTTAAAGTTGTACAAGATGCACAGTATAAAAGACTGAAGGCCATCCGTCACCCGTTATGGGTCCGAGCGATGGCAATGCAGATTAACAGTAAAAAAACAAAATTTTTTAGATGGCACGATTCCGGAGACGTCCAGGACCTGAAACACCTGGCCAAGATCTTCGAAGTTGCAAGACGCTCCCCGGATGTTCAACACTGGTTACCGACTCGAGAAGCTTGGACAGTAAAGTATCAGGACAGAGCGCCAGCAAATTTAAAATTAATTTTTTCTATGCCGATGGTCAACCAGGAAGCAGCTGGCAAGTTTAATTATACCTCGACGGTGGTAACCGACCCGAGCAAAGCGACTTGCCCTGCTCCGAACCAAGACAACGAATGCAAGGACTGTCGAGCGTGTTGGGATAAGAAAATTAAAAACGTGGCCTATCTGGCCCACTAGAAAGGATAAAATGAAAGTAAAAGAGTTAATAAAACATTTGCAAAGTTTAGGCAAAAAAAGACAAAACTACTCTGTAAGAGTTATCGAGCAGGAAGACAACGGCGATCCTAATTATTGGATCGATGATATTGAAGTTAGTGACAAGGGCGATAGTGGTTATCTTCACGGGGAAATTAGATTAATTGGAAGTGAATAATTTCTAGTTTAGAATGATTCTAATGTGGCATCACCCAAAATATTATGCAGCGCTTGCGAAGATTCGCAAGCAGTTTGAGAAGGAACAAGCCAACAAGCGAGCGAGCGAGCAAGCACGGCGGGTGGGTGGGCCCACGAGCAACGAGCCGGGGAGCGAGCGAGCAAGCGATCAAGCGTCCGAGGAGGACTCGAGCAACAAGCGCTGAATGTGCTCCCAATCATTGATTGCGAGGGAAGGTGTTTCGCGGTGGTCTACAAGCAGACCGGGGATCGATTTACTCTCGTATAATTTTACCAGCTTAAGGGAAGGCTGGTAAACTAGAATAAAATCACGTTTAGTCCTGGTTAAATGAAACAATTTTTGATGAGGTGAGAAGTGTATCTTGTTGCCTCTAACTACCTTGAGCTCAACCATAAAAAAACCACAAGAATCATTGTATCCCAATAGATCTGGCACACCAAAGGATGCCCAGGATTCTAATCTAGTCCATTGAATCTTGGGTGTATTCTTCTTAACTAATTGCCAAAATTTGCTCTCTGGTTTCACCGGATTGGTTATATATTACAGGATGTAGAAGTAAATAAAAACAGGACATAAACAGGACTTATTTTGCAAAATGCATACTTTTTTGCTATAAATACACCTTATGACAGAAGTTGCTAAAAGACCAAGAGGCAGACCTCCAATGCTAACTAAAAAGCAGAAAACATTTGCAGAGTTATATGTGTGGGAAAGAGGTAATAAAAATAATACTCAATGTGCTTTTGAGGCAGGATATAAAACCAGAGCTACAAAGGCAGCATCTGATTTATTAAATAGAAGAATGTATCCTTTAGTAGGTAAGTATATTGACCAGCTTGAGAAAGAACAAGAGTTAAGATTTAGAATAAACAAATCAATTCATATGCAAGACCTTGGTAAGATTAAAAATGTATCTATGCAGCAGCCCTCTACATATTCTGTAGCACAAAGAGCTGAAGAGAATAGAGGTAAAGTTATGGGTTATTATAAAAATGAAAATATTAATACTAATGTAAATATTCAATTAGATAATATGTCTAAAGAAGATTTAATAAAAGAGTTTGATGCTTTCTATCAAGATAAGATGAAAGATGTTACCCCAACAAAAGAAGCAATAAAATCAGAAGAAGAGTCAGACCCTGATAATGATTCAGAGTAGCAATAACTCTACTAAATATTTTTCTTGGAAACTTTTTTACTAGTGACCACTTGTTTGTAACTGGTTTGTATTCCATTATAGTCAGGTCCTTTCCTTGGTGGAAGTTGAGTCCATTTTACATTAGGCATATTCTTTGTCAATGTAGGATTAGGTTTTTTATTTTTCATTTATTTTCTCCATCTTAACTATACACCCTCTTGGAAATACATTTCTATCACTAAATAATTCATCATTAGCTTCATAACTTGCAAAGGTTCTAACATTCTTTTTATCTTTGTTAAGCAAGTATGCGTGAGTTATCATCTCTGATGGCATAAAACCCTCTGCTGTATGTAAATCTGCGTGCCCGCTGTCACCCGTGATATCCAACCACGTGATTTTATAGAAGTAATATCTCTTCTTCTTGATAACAACAGATTTGTATTTAGATTTTTTCAGACGTCTCATATCATTGTATATACTGTATAGTGAGATTTTTGGGCAAAAAAGTTTTCAAAAATAAAAAAAAGGTCGCGCGCGTCGAGTAGGGAACTGTGCCAAGTGTGCCAAGAGAAAAATTTACCGTGGCACAGCTATAACCTTTGGTATTCCTCACTAATAGCCTAAAAACAGGACTGTGCCAAGTGTGCCAGAGGTTTTTTCTTATCACAAAAAAAAATAATAGGGGCAAATATTCCACTATACGCGGCACAGCTACTCCTGCATTTTTTTGTTGAAATTAAGGCTTGACGTATTTGTGCCATAATTGATAATTTTCTTAATACCAGGGCCCTGCAGCTCTATATCTGCGTATGGTTTCCACTGTTTACGAATCAGATTTAGCTCTAAAATCAGATTCGACCATTGTTTGGGACTTATGTTTGTCCCGACTATAGTCACCTTTTTCATAATCTATACACAATTTACCATCTAAATGGTCCATCTCGTGCTGTATGCACCTGGCCTCTAGATTGTAAAATGTTTTTCTTTGCTCCTTTCCATCCTCATCTTGATACTTTAGAATTATTCTAATGTGCCTACGTACATCGCCAGTCTTGCCTGGAGCTGATAGGCAGCCTTCGTTATCACGTAATGTTTCATCAGATTTCTTTACAATTTCTGGATTTATATATACTTTTGGGTTTTCTTGACTGCGTGTGCAGTCCATTACAAACATTCTTAACTGATAACCCACCTGTATTGCTGCTAAACCTATGCCGTGATGCTGATACATAGCTTTATACATCCACTTAATTAATCTTTGAGTCTTTTCTTCTAGTGGAAAAGGCACGGTATTGCTTACTGATCGTAAAAATACGTCAGGATACTTGACCAATTCTATATACACGGGGCCTCCACTCTCGCTTCAGCCCCGGTTTCCAAGGAAATCATTGCTTGTACGTGGTTGATTGTATGAAGGTTTGCTTTGGATCTTTCTTCAATACTACACGCCACGCCGCCGAACTTTGTTGTTTACCAATTATCTGGCTTTGTTGTAATTCTATTCTACCTATTTCGTTAAGGCCACCTCTGTCGTTTTCCATATAAATAAAACAATCTGATATAGCTGTACCTTTTTCACCATTAGTGAATTTGTCTAGTATCTGCTGCAGATCTCTCATTCGAAGACTCATCTAATTTCCTTCCTATTTGTTTTATTAATTCGTACCACTTACGGCCCCACATTTCTCGCATCTCTCCAGATGTTTTCCAATATGCATTAGCTATATTATCCAGTCGTTTTTGGTCTTTCTTTATAATACTCATCCACCCTCCTTAAAAAGTTAAATTTACATTTTTGAAATTCTTCGCCCTCAACAATAAACTCTTGGTAATAGTTATCTTTACTGCACATCATAACTACACCTTTGTTTATACTGGTATTAAATAATATATTATGGGCCATAGCATAAGCAGATAGCTGCATAAAATAATCATTAATCCATTCTCTTCGTTTTGGTTTATTGGTTTGTTTGAAGTCTATGATGGCGTCCTCACCTTTGTGAACCCCAACTAAATCTGTTTGGCCTGCGTATAAACCAGGATAATACAAAGTACATTCTGTGCCATAGAATTCTGTAACATTAGATAGTCCACTTTGTATAACTTGTAGAGCCATATTGTGTGCTTGTTTACCTACGTTTGTTTCATCAAGATAACCTTGCTCAAGGATATACATCTCAAGAATCTTGTGCATCGCCGTTCCACGCGCCGCGCTCTCCGATTTAATTTTCTCGGCAGCCTCTTCACCTACACGTTCAGTCCACGCTTTCAACGATTCGCGCTTCTCGGCTGATTGAGTTTGGTCCAAGATAGTCGTCACCGATGGCAGCTTCTCCTTATCAAACACATAGTGTCGTTTACCTTCTATCTTTTCTCGTTGAGTCTTTGGGTATTTATAACTATTATTTCTTTTCATTCGTTAGTATCCATCTTAACATTGCTGTTGTTGGGTCGTAGCTATCGAACTTCGCACTACAACCAGTTAATAATATTAATATTATCAAGATTCGCATATTAATTCTACTCCATCTTCTAACATTAAATCTCCTACATCTTTATCTATAAAAGTATTATCTCCAAACTTTGAGTTTTTAGGTAAAGGTTTTTTATACCATTTAGGTTCTTTTAAT